GCCCTAACAGGAGAAATAACTATTGAATCAATGGTGCCACCAAAATGATATGTTCAAATGAGGGTTGTAATAAAGAATTTGAAGCAAAAACTCATAACATGAAATATTGCTCAGATATATGCTGTCGTGAGGCAACCAATGCAAAGATTAAACAGAAGTATTATGAGAAAAAAGAGCGTCTTGCTGGAAAAAAAAGAACCTGTGCTACAAAAGGATGTATAACTATTTTGAGTAGATATAATCCAGATAGTATATGCGGAACATGCGAGTCTAGAGAAAAGTCAGATGAAAGAAAGTCAATCTTGAATGCGATTATAAATGTCACTAGCTAAATTAAAAAAACAACATCATAAAGTTTTAGGCATTGATGCTAGTACAAACACCATCGCATTCTGCCTAATGGAAGGTGAAACTCCAATACAATGGGGTGAAATTTCTTTTTCGGGTAGTGATATCTATGATAGAATTTTAGATGCAAAAAGAAAAGTTCGTGCATTTGTTTCTGAATTAGATTATGATTTTATTGCACTTGAGGCAGCCGTAATGGTTAGATCAGCACAGACTGGTTTAAAGATGGCTTATGTATTTGGAGCAATATTAGGAGAACTTGTTAAAGATGGAGTGGATGTTAAAGAGGTGCATCCTATTACTTGGCAGTCTTTTATTGGTAATAAAAACTTTACAACTGCAGAAAAAAAAGCAGTAAGAGAAGAATTTCCAGGAAAATCAGACAACTGGTACAAAGGAAAAATTCGGGAAAAGAGAAAACAAAGAACTATTACTTTTGTAAAAAGTATGGGTATTAACACTACCAATGACAATGTGGCAGATGCAGCAGGAATTGCTTGGTATGCGGTAAAGGAATTAATTTAATGTCAAAACTCTATGACTCAAAAGATTGGTTATACAATAGATATATTGTAAAACGTATGAATATTGTTGAAATAGCAAAGGAAGCTGGCTGTAGTCACATGACAATTCAGCGGGCTTTAGAAAAGCATGGTTTAATTAAAAGGCGTAAGTAATGAAGTCCAAAGATATTACAGTATTAATTAGAACAATTGGAAGAAACTCTGTATTATATTCAATAGAATCAGCCAAAAGAGAATTTTATAATGTAATTGTTGTTGCAGATGGTTTTGATTTAAATATAGATCTTTTACCAAAAGAAGTAACTTATTTAAAAAGTGAATTAAAAATTGATAAATATGGCGGAGCAGCAATTAATCTTGGGGTAGAACATTGTAAAACTAAATACTTATGCTTACTAGATGATGATGATGAATTTATTTTGGGTGCTGGAAAATATATGCAAAGATCTGTTGCGCTAAGACCAGATATTGATGTTTGGATTCCAGGTCTTGTTTATAATGATAAAACAATTGCTTGCATGAGTCCTGGATTTTTTATAGGAAATGTAGCAGTACCAACATATAAGACAAACTTATTAAAACAAGTTCCATTTTCTAAAGAAATTGGAGAGATTAATCCAGAGTGTACAGATTTTTATCATGTTCAAGAATTAGTTAATATTGGTGCCAGCATTGACTGGTATCAAAAAGAATTGTATAATATAAGACCAGGAGCATTTGGAAAGCATGGAGGTGGAAGATATGAAGTTTGATTCTGTAAAACATATGATAAATAGCATTGATAGCCCTAGTTTTCCCGTAGTTATTCCTACATTTAACAACCCAGCATACATGTGCAAAATGGTAAATCAATTAAATAAGTATGGATTTAATTTTGATAGTATTATCATTTTAGATAATTTTTCTAGATATCCAGAAATGCGTATAGCACTAGACAATATGAGTGATCAGGGTTGTGTTGTGGTAAAAAAATTTACCAATGATGGTCCAAGAGAATATTACAAGAATAAAGATTTATTTAATTGGCTGCCTGATAAGTTTGTTTTGACAGATCCAGATATTGGTTTTAATAAAAACTTGCCAAAAAACTTTATTAATACTATGATTAGCATATCAGAAAAGTATAAGCTTTATAAAGTTGGATTTGCTTTAGATATAGAAATGAATCATCTAAATGGGGATACAAATATCAAAAATATTATGTTTAACCCAAGGTTAAGTATGTACCAGTGGGAACAACAATTTTGGAGTAATAAGTTATTTGAAACAAAAGAGTATGATCCCGTATATTCAGCAGCAATTGATACCACATTCTGTCTGGTAAATAAAAAGTTTTTCAGGGATTATGAAGAGCCTATGCAAGTTAAAGATTTGTGTGTGAGGATTGGTGGAAATTTTACTGCACAACATTATGGATGGTATAACAATCCTCCATCAACAAAAGATGAATATGAATATTATTTATCTCAAATTCCACCACAATGGTCTTTTACAAGCAATGAAATGAAAAGAAGGAAAGGTCTATAATGACTAAAAGAGTTTTACTCACAGGAGCAAGTGGATTTGTTGGAAGTCATGTGCTTAGACATATTCTAGTTAATACAGATTGGTTTGTAGTATGCCCTACAACATTTACCCATAAGGGTCTTACAGATAGAATTCGAATAGCCTGTGACGATATTCCAGATGCTTATAAGCGTATTAAGGTACTTAGATGTGACTTTACTGCACCAATATCCGCAGTAACTGCACACGAGTTTGGCAATATTGATTATGTAATTAATGTTGCATCAGAGAGTCATGTGGATAGAAGTATCGAATACCCAGCCCCATTTATTATTAACAATGTGTCCTTGATGTGCCATCTATTAGATTGGGCTAGAATTGCACAGCCAGAAAAGTTTTTGCAAGTATCTACAGACGAGGTTTATGGACCTGCTCCAGCAGGGTATGCACATCGTGAATGGGTAGATCAGCACTTCCCAAGTAATCCATATTCAGCTTCCAAAGCTGCACAAGAGGATATTGCATTCTCATACTGGCGTACATACGGAATTCCTTTGGCTATTACTAATACTATGAATATTATTGGTGAAACGCAGGATCCAGAAAAGTTTATGCCTATGACAATTAAACGTGTTCTTAGTGGAGAAAAAATGACAATTCACGCATCACCTAATGGAGAAATTGGAAGCCGTTTCTACTTACACGCTAGAAATCAAGCAGATGGACTGCTTCACGTTCTTAATCAACACTTTCCATTATACGGGGAAGCTGAAATGCCAGAGCGTTTTCATATTGTTGGAGAGCGTGAAGTTAATAACCTTGAGATGGCTCAAATGATTGCTGATGCAGTAGGAAAGCCTTTAAATTATGAGTTGATAGATTTTCACTCATCACGCCCAGGTCATGACCTACGCTACGCACTTGACGGAAAAAAGATTTTGGATACTGGTTGGTCACTACCAATACCACTTGAAGAATCTATTGAAAAGACTGTTGAGTGGACTTTGGCTCATCCAGAATGGTTAAGTTTGTAATATGTCTTTATCATTAATTGTGCCAGTATTAAAAAGATTTGATCTATTTGCAGAATTGATGGCTTCAGTAGATTACCCCGTTTTACCAATTGTTATTGATAATTGGCGGGGTAATCGTGGAGTTTCTCCAGCATGGAACTTGGGGATGCAAAAGTCTTTAAAAGCAGGTAATCAATATGCTATTATTTGTAATGACGATGTAATTTTTGAACCAAATGTTATTTCTGGTTTGTTTGAAACAATCAAAGATACTGGAGCCGTAATGGTTTCTGCAAATCAGTGGGATGCCGATGATAAATACGGACTTACAACATGGACAGATTATTGCTGTTTTGCCGTAGACATTAAACAGTTAATTAAAAAAGTTGGATGGTTTGATGAAAATTTTTATCCAGCATATTTTGAGGATAATGACATGAGACGGCGTGTGGAGTTAGCTGGTTTGGATTCTTACACAAGAAAAGATTTAAAGATTACTCATGCCGTATCTGCTACACAATGGGCAGACCCCGATAATCCAGTTACATCCGCAGAGGCATTTGATAATAACATGAAATACTTTATGAAAAAATGGGGTGGAGAGCCGTATAAAGAAACTTATATGCATCCATTTAACAATCCAGAAAACGATTTAAAATATTGGGAGAACAGATGACAAGAAAGCAACAGTTAGAAAATTTATACAAAGCATCAATTGAAGCTCCTTCTGGAGATGAAATTCTTGAGGTAGCAATTGAAGTAATGGATTTGCTTATTAGAAAAAACATTTCTTATGGAGATTCCGCCCTACATCCAAATGGTATCTTTGCTAAAGGAAATGCAGTAGAACAACTGTCTGCCCGCCTTGATGATAAACTAAATCGGGTAAAGAATAATCAATCATTTGAAGGTGAGGGCATGATAGATGCAATTGATGATATTATTGGTTATCTTGTTTTGCTAAAGATTGCCCTACAAAATAAACAAAATTAGTGTATAATAGTTATAACAAAGGATAAAAAATGCCAAACTACGATTACAAATGCCTAACCTGTGAAAAGGTTTTTGCTCAAATTGTCTCTATTGATGATAGAGATGTAGTGCCCTGCGAAGATTGTGATGGAAAAACAGAAAGACTTCTTACCTTTAACGGTATGGTTTGGGCACCAACAGCGGGTGGGTGGAGATAATGGCTAAGAAACAAGGTATAACTCCAATGAATTTAAATCCTAATTGGATTGTCACCGAAGAATACAGTTACGGAAAAGACTTAATTGTGCCAGGAGACAAAATTAAAATTAAATTTGAGCGTGGAGAGTACAAGTTTATTCGTCATGTATTTCATGTTGAAAAAAAAGTTGAGTGGATTGACTGCGTTAGTGCAGAAGGATTTAGATCTTTTTACACCGATCAACTTAAGGGTAAAATAAAGCCTAAAAAGTTTAGGAAGAAAAAAAATGTCAACTGAGATTGAGGTTGCTAGTAAGTTTGACCAAATGAATAGTGTTGTAGAAGAAATGCTAAAGGGTAATAATCCTACAGCAATTGCTAGACAACTAGGAATAAAAAGAACTGAAGTGCTAGAGCATTTGGATACTTGGAAAAGCCTTGTAAAAGGTGATAGCAGTATTCGTGAAAGAGCTAAAGAAGCACTCGCTGCCACAGATCAACACTATGCGATGATTATTAATCGTGCATGGGAAACAGTAGAGCAAGCGGATGCAAATGATCAACTAAATATTAAAGCTCAAACTCTCAAACTAATTGCAGATGTTGAGGGCAAAAGAATTGATATGCTTCAAAAAGCGGGACTACTCGAAAACAGTGAAATTGGTGATCAATTACTAGAGACAGAAAGAAAGCAAGAGATACTCGTAAATATTCTAAAATCTGTTACAGCAAATTGTGATCATTGCAAATTTGAAGTTGCTCGTCAATTATCAGAAGTAACTGGAAAGATTGAACCTGTAAATGTTTGAGTTTGACGAGTTCCTTAGTGCATTGGCAGATGATGTATTTGAAGAAATGCCTGTAGAGATTGAGGAGTTTGTTACAAGTAAAGAATTTCTTGGACTCCCACCTCTTTCCGAAAACCAATACACAATGATTAAAGCATCTACTCAAGTTTATAAATTAGAAACCCTTATTCAGCTTCATGGTGAAGAAGAGGGACGCAAGATACACAAGCAAACTTGTACAGAAGTTATATTCCAACTAGGCAAGGGTTCTGGTAAAGATTATGTTTCTACAATCGCTTGTGCATTTATTGTTTATCGGTTACTTTGCCTTAAAGACCCCGCCAGATATTTTGGTAAGCCCACAGACGATGCCATTGATATTATTAATATTGCTATTAACGCAGAACAGGCTAAGAAAGTTTTCTTTGGAGGCTTCCTAAAAAGAATTAAGAATTGCCCCTGGTTTACAGGAAAGTATGATGATAAGGTTGCATCTATTACATTTCCTAAATCTATTACAGTGCACTCTGGTCACTCTCAAAGAGAGTCTTGGGAGGGGTACAATGTTATTATGGTCATCCTTGATGAGATTTCAGGCTTTGACCTTGAGTCAACATCTGGTAATGCAAGTGCAAAAACTGCTGAAGCTATTTATAAGATGTATCGTCAATCTGTTACATCTCGCTTTCCAAGTGTGGGAAAAATTATTCTACTTTCATTTCCCCGATTTAAGAATGACTATATTCAGCAAAGATATAATCAGGTTGTTGCAGAGAAAGAAATTGTTATTAGGCAGCACACCTTTAAAAAAGATACAGATCTTCCAGATGGTATAAAAGAAAATGAATTTATAGTTGAGTGGGAAGAAGATCATATTACCCATTACAACACTCAAAAAGTTTTTGCATTAAAGAGACCAACTTGGGATATTAATCCAACTATTAAGATTGATGATTTGGCTCAAGCTTTTTATGATGACCCAACCGACTCCCTTTCTCGTTTTGCTTGTATGCCACCAGATGCCGTAGATGCCTTCTTTAAATCCCGTGAAAAAATTGAAACAGCTTTTGTTCAAAAAAACGGTGTAGATGAAAAGGGTGCGTTCGAAAACCATTTTGTTCCAGATGAGGAAAAGGAATACTTTGTGCACGTTGACCTTGCTCAGAAGCATGATCACTGTGCTGTTGCCCTAGCCCATATTGATCATTGGGTAACTATGAAAATTGCGGGACAGATGAAAGAAGCTTCTCCCAAAGTTGTAGTAGATGCAGTAAGATGGTGGACACCCACCAAAGATAAGTCTGTAGACTTTGCGGATGTTAGAGATTATATTCTAGAGTTACGTCATCGTGGATTTAATATTAAATTAGTCACATTTGATAGATGGAATTCTCATGACATGATGCAACAAATGATTGCTTATGGCATGAAATCTGAAATTCTTTCTGTAGCTAAAAAGCATTATGATGATATGCAAATGGTTGTAGTAGAAGAAAGGCTTGTTGGACCAAAAATTAATTTGTTAATTGAAGAATTGCTACAATTAAGAATTATTAAAGATAAGGTCGATCACCCCCGCAAAGGCTCTAAGGATCTATCTGACGCTGTTTGTGGGGCTATTTACAATGCCGTGTCAGGTACTGCAAGAAATGCTAATCAGGAACTTAAGGTTTATGACTACGCATCTTATCATAGAGAAACAGAAGAAGATTACTTAAAACAAAATGCGGGAATCATCAGGATGCCCGAAAGCAATTATATGCCAGATAGCATTAGGGATTATCTCGCAGCAGATATTCCTCAAACAGAAGAACAAGGTTTTATTGACAATTTTAGTATCCTTTAGATACAATAGATTGTCAGGGGTATTAGCTCAGTTGGTCAGAGCAGAAGACTCATAATCTTCCAGTCGCAGGTTCAAGTCCTGCATACCTCACAAGGTTGCAAGCACTTTCTTAGGATGGTGTAGTTACTTATGGTAAGAGTCCCAGTTGGGGCACAGAGAGTCCAGACATTAATGGTGCTGTGGAATTTCTGCTCGTGCTTGCAACCCCATTATGCTATAATATAAGTAAGTAAAATTTTTATAAAAAGGAATTGATTTAAATGGCTTATCCAGTAAAAACTCCACGAGTAACTTGTCCATACGGAATTAAAGGAGATGTTTGGATTTCAGGTTGGCATCAAGGCGTTGACTTTGGTGAATCTATTGGTGCTCCAGTATATGCTGTAGCCGATGGAATTGTTGTATCGGTAGGCGCACAAGGACCTGCTTTAGGTGCTTATTCGCCAACTATTAAGCATAAGTTCCGCTTCAAGACTTACTACTGTACTTATGCACATGTTAAAAAGTCTTATGTTAAGGCTGGGGATATTGTGAAAATGGGTCAGTTAATTGCTGAGGTTGGTGTTGAGGGTAATGCTCATACTGGCTCTCACCTGCATTTTGAAGCACAAAAGACTGCATATTGGCAGGTAGGCGGAGGAGTCAACCCCAAGTGGATCTTTAGCTACAAGGGTAGAAAGAAAAAGTAAAATGCCCTGGCATATATCCGACAAAGCAAAGGGTTGCTCAGGTTATGCAGTAGTATTAGATGCTACTGGAAAAACTATAACTTGCCATAAAACTAAAAAAGATGCAGAAGCGCACCTTGCTGCGCTTTATGCAAATGTTAAGGATGTACAAAAAATGCAATTTGGACACGGTGCAAAAAAACCATTTTACATTGAATACAATGTGCCAGATGCTCAAGGTTATTGGGCGGTATGCAAAGAAAACAATGGTCAGGTAGTTGGCGTTTACTCTTCTGAAGAAGAGGCAAAAGCTGGCTTAGAAGCCCTTGTTGTTCAAGTTGATGGATATGAAGAAAAAGGCATTACTAAAGAGGGAACTCCAGCATTATCATTTTGGAATGGATCCTTTGCGCCAGTAATGGGTTCAGAATCTCAAGATGCTGCATATGCACCAACATACAATGCACCACCAAACCATGATGGTAAAAAATCTGCGGGGTATGGCAATAGTTCAGGCTATGGCTATAGTAACCAGTAAGGAGTTACTATGTCAAAGTTTTGGAAAAAAATTAAAAGAGCAATACATAAAAATCCTACCATTGTATATGGTTGGGCATCAGTATTGTCTACATACCTTGTAAAACAATATCCAGAAGTGCCAAATGAATTAGTTATTCTTACACTTCTAAGTTTCTTAGGATTAAGTCACCAAGTGCAAAAAATTGAAGATAAAAAGACAGAGGAAGCCCTCTACACAACACCACCAAAAGGAGAATAATGGGAAAGCACCACGATAAAATTAAAGAAGCTTTAGAAATTAGAATTAAAAACACCCCAAAGGTTAATGGATTCAATACGCCAGGATCTATGAATAAGCGTAAGACTGGCTATAAGAAGCGTTCTGGCGGAAGATAAGGTATAATAGTTTTATGGAAGATTTAGTAGATAAGTTAAAAGAACTACAAGCCAATGCATTTCAAATGTACTCACAGAGTCATGGATATCATTGGAATGTCGAAGGCATGATTTTTAGAGAGTTGCATAAGTTTTTTTTAAAAATTTATCAAGATGTGTTTGATTCAGTAGATACAATTTCTGAAACAATTCGTAAGGTTGGTGCTTACGCACCATTTGGTGCTGTGCAAATGGCACAGTACGCCACAGTTGCCATTAATGATAGTTTATCCCTGTCCCCCAAAGAGATGGTTGGAGAATTAATTTCAACAAACGATGATGTAATTAAAACCTTAAAAGAAGTATTTCAGTTGGCTAACGTAAAATATGATGAGCAGGGTATCTGCAACATGATTGCAGGAAGAATTGAACAACATCAATTTTGGGGCTGGCAGTTAAGGGCAACTCTTAAATCAGTGGTAATGTAATGAAGCAAAATGCTATTGTTTGCGACCTTGACGGCACAATCTTAGATCACAAAGATGAATCTAAATCCCTTCAAAATGTGGTAAATTTTCTTATTCAGCAAGCTCAAACCAATAAAATTATTATTATGACTGCTAGAAGCAAAGATTCTAGAAAATCTTTAGCCGTAAAACAATTGCGGGAATTGGGAATACCATTTGATCAATTAGTTACTAATGACAATGATGAAGATTCAGATGTATATAAGAAAAAAGAAATTCAAGCCTTGAAGAATAAGTATAATATTGTTTTATTTATTGATGATTTAAAAAAGAATCGGAAAGCAATTAAAGAACTTGGTATTGAAACCAAAAAACCAAAAAACATTTCAAATAAAATCTTGACGAAAACTGTCTGGTCTGGTATATTTATATAGTAAATAAGCCCTAGTAATCCAATGGCAGAGATAAACGACTTAAAATCGTTACAGTGTCGGTTCGAATCCGAC